TCAGCCATCTATTTCAATCCTTGCAAAGAGCCCGGCGCCAAATGCGTCGGAAAGTTGTGCGATTTCTACTTCAAAGGCCCCGCTGATACCGTCAGCGGCGCGCATCGCTGCGCTGTAAAGCCATGCAGGCGCATCAGTGACATCTTCGCGCCTGATCTCCGAAGCCTCGATGACCCGCACAAGATAACTCTCGGAGGCCTCGCCCAGAGGCACCTCAACCCCGGCCCAGCTGTCGCCGTCTATGCGCGTGCGGCGCACCCAGGTCACCTGAAGGTCGTCACCCAGCCTTGTCACACGCAAATGGCACGGCGAATAAGGACGCAACCCGACACCTTCGAACGCCTCGATGCGGTGAACATAGGACGGATCATCATACCCCAGCGCCGCGGAGCCGATGCGGTAATGCCGAGCCAGCCCCCGGGCACCCAGCGGCAGATCAATCTGCCCCGCCGCGCCATTCAGCAGCACCACCGTGCTTCCCGTTGGCCAAACGGCCGGAATGATCGCGTCGGTCCCAACCTGCCCGCGAAGCCTCTCGCTGATCTCCCAGATGCCGGGTTCCACGATCTCGGCTTTAGAAAATTGGAAAACTTCCCAGTTTTCTGCACTTCCATCACCAATTGCCATCAAGTTTGCGCCGTCAAGCAATCGCAAGCGAGACACCGATTCCAGCGCGCCACCTGTCAGCCGCAGGCGTAGCGGAGACCCCAGATCCGGCACACCTGCGCGGGCCGAAAACATCGGGCCCAAAGTTTGCCCGATCGTCGCCGCCGTTTCGAACGTGCGGTTCAAGGCGTAGTCATCATCTTCAATCGCCGAATAGAGCGCGACCGAGCCGGGCCAGGGGCGCGCAGCAACAGCGAGATGCGGCGAATGAGCTATCTCGGAGCCGATCAGAAGCGGCAAATCCAGAAATATCGGAAAAACCGGAACGGGCGAAATGAACGCCCGTGCCCCCGCGTCGCTTTCTGCCTCGTCCGAGGGCGAATATACCGCACGCTCTACCCTGGTCGCCTCGATTTCAAGCGCCTCGGCCTGTTCGACACGGTCGATTCGAAAGCGCCCGGACGCCGTTTCAGTGGCAATCTCGACCACATCCCCCGCGCCGATATCCGACCGCGAAATGGGTAGCGCGAAGCGCGCCGTATCGCGCGCAATGCGGGCCTCTGCCAGCCACCGTTCGACGGTTCGACGACCTTCCGAACGCGTCAGCGCCAGGGAGATCTCGCTCTGCGTTGCTGCCCCTGAAACCTCGTCAGGGAAAATGGCCTCCACTGCGCGAACTTCATAATCGCCCTCGGCCTCGACGTAGTTCAGCCGAATCCGACCCGCCGTCTCGGCGTTGGATGCACGCGCGAGCTGCAACCGCGGACCTTCGCCCAAGGCGAACGACGCGCTTTCCAACCGCCCGTCAACCGCGCCACTTCGTGTGCGGAAAACGATTTTTCCGTCGCGTTCGACAGCTTCAAATCCAAAGGCGAGCATCAGCGGTTGCAGCGCCGCGCGCCCGCTTTCTGCGCCGCCCACGGAATATCCTCGCACAGCGCCGTATAGTGCGGACACGTCAATATCGCGCGCGCCTTGTGCGTCGCAAATTTCAGCCACCACATTGGCCAGCGGCTGCGCCGTAACGCGACCCGAAATCCAGTGGCCGCGCGCATAGTTCGCGCCATCCGACCAGATCTTCGTTTCCGCCGGAAACAGCGGAAATGGCCGCGCATCCCAGGCCCAGACATGCGCACGCTCATTATCGACCATGCGGCCAGAATACGCCTCTGCAACAGGGTTGTTCTCCGGGTCGGACCAGTAATCGCTCATCGCGCGCAAATATTGCATCTGCATCAGCTCATCGCGCCGCCCGTCCGAGAAATGGGGAAGCGACGATTCCGAGCTTTTCGGATCAAGAAACTTGTTTGGCTGGTTTGCGCCCTTGTCGACCGCCGCGCAGCCGAGTTCGGTAAACCAGATCGGTTTCGAGCCCGGCACCCAGGCGGTCGGTGTCGATTGCCGTGTACCGCCAATTCGTTCGTGGTGCGAATTCTGCCACCAGCCACGCAGGTCTTTATAGCGCCAGACCCAAGGCTCGTCATAGGCGCCGTCGGTAATGGGGGTGCGCAGCTGCGCCAGGCGATGTTCAGGCGCTGCGTAATACCACTCGAAGCCCTCGCCCCCGGCGATGTTTGCCTTGAGATAGTCGAGATTGTAGATTGATCCCCATTTCGCATCGGCGTGCGCTTCGCCGTCGCGCCAATCGGCGAGTGGCATGTAATTGTCGATGCCGACAAAATCGATATTGCTGTCGGCCCATAGGGGGTCGAGGTGAAAATACACGTCGCCATCGCCGGGCTGAAACCCGAAGTATTCGCTCCAGTCAGCCGCGTAGCCGATCTTGCAGGCTGGCCCCAGCACAGCGCGCGCCTCGCCGGCAAGCGCCCGCAGTTCTTCGACCGCGGGAAAAGCACTGCCAGCCCCCCGAATGCGCGTCAGGCTCACCAACTCCGAACCGATGCAGAACGCGTCCACTCCACCCGCAAGCTGGCAAAGCGCCGCGTAGTGCAAGATGAAGCGCCGCAACGACCATTCGTCGGGGCCAGAGTAAAGCACCGCGCCTGTCGAAGTTGAAAAATCCGATGCCGCCGCTGCACCAAAGAACTCCGCCACCTCTGCATCAGCAGCGACGCTACCATCTGGCGAACCTTCCCGCCCCGGCGCAACCGACAGCGTGATGCGCCCACGCCACGGCAGTTTGGCTTGCTCGGCGCCGCCCCAAGGATCATCGAGGCCGTTGCCTGAAAGCTGATCCATCAGGATGAACGGGTAAAAGACCACCTTCTTTCCAGCCGCCTTCAACGCGGCGATTGCCTCGATAACCGAAGCGTCGGCGGGTGTGCCACCATAAACCGGCCGGTCCTCTATTCTTGGTACGGTATCGGCACTGGCACGCGCCAGCCCGCTCACCACCCAGGGCATGCCCACCCCGTCGTGGTCGCGCTGTTCTACTTTCGGCCGCAGCCTGCAATTACCCGCGCGCAGGTCAGCGCCAAACCACGACACGACCAGCGACACCGATTTGCAGTTGGGAAGTTCCTCAGTCAGCCGGGTTAGCGACGCACTGAAATCCGTTTCGCCGCCAGGCCCGTGGACATTGGCCGAGACACACTCGCCGAGGCCGCGATCGAAATGCACCCGCGTCGTGGCAAGCGCGTATTCACCGGTCCCGGGGATCATCGCCACCGCCCGCACGCCCCGCGTCAGGTCGGGCACCGTTTCGATCAACCCGCCCTGCGCAGGGCGAACCACCTCAAAGCTGAACTGCGGAACGCGGTTTCCAAATTCGGCAAGCGCCAGGTCTTCAAACACGACATAGGCGATCCCACGATAGGCAGGCGCCATGCCATCGCCTTCAACCGCCTCGATCTTCGGGTCGCACAGCTGCGATTGCGAACCACTGTAAACGCGCATGTTCAGCTTTTCGGGCGCAACTTCGGTGCCGTCTGCCCAGATGCGGCCAATACGGGTGATCTCGCCCTCGCAAAGCGCAACGGCAAGGCTTATCGAATAGCTGTATTGTGTCGTCTTTGGAACTGGCGCGCCCTTGCCGCCGCTGCGGGTTGCTGTTTCTTCAAACCGCGACGCCCAGATCACGTGCCCGGGCAACCGCAGCCTGCCCCAAACGCGGCCAATTGCGGCGCCTTCCGAGGCTCCCGTCAGCCGGAAGCGGTCAATACGCCCCACCTCGACCGCCGCCGAACCCTGGCCAAGCAGTCGCTGATCCAGAAGCTGACCAATCGTTGCGCCGATCGTGCGGCCAATGACGGCACCCGAAAGCCCCAGCAACGTGCCGCCCAGACCCGCCCCAGCCGCGGCCCCGGCTGCCGCAAGCAATATTGTCGCCATCACGTCGCTCCTTCAGGAAATCGAAATCGCGCCGCGACCCGGCGCAACCAGGGGGCAGCGAGCGAGCTTTCGACCACGCCGTGCCCGCTGTAGGCATGGATGAATGTCGGTTCGCACCCGGCCTTCGCAACGATCCCGAGATGTTTTGCGACAGCGCCCACCCGCATCCGAAACAACAAAACGTCCCCTGGCCGGAGTGGCGCTTCCTCTGGAAGCAATCGCAAATGCCGCTCGGCCGCGCGCCAAAGCCTTTCGTCGCGCGAGGCTTCAGACCAATCGGCGCTGTATCGCGGCACGACCTCTGGCTCTGCGCCGTAAATTTCGCGCCAAACGCCACGCAGCAACCCGAGGCAGTCCGCCCCCGCGCCCCGCGCCGAGTGCTGATGCAGATAGGGCGTGCCGATCCAACGGCGCGCTTCGCCTACAACCCGCTGGCCGATCATTTCCACACGCTCGCCCCGTCATTAACTGCCGCGCGTTGCGGGTAAGACGTCAGCCAGTCTTCGCCCGGAATATGTGGGAACCCGCGAAAGTTCAGGGTGTTGCCAAACTTCAGCCGGCAGGTCGGAAAGCGCCTGTCGCAGCCCGCCTCGATCCGGATCAGATCGCCCGGCAGGATCTCGGCTTGCAAGGCCTGCCACAACTCGACCGTTCGCCCGCCCGTGGCCAGCAAACGGTCATTCTTCACGACGCCGACCAACCCTTGCGCCGCGCCAGAAAGCACGCGCACGCGGCCTTTTTCGAACCAGCGATCGGCAAAACCGCTCAGATCGGCAAAACCGAACTCGCGTGCCTCGCTAATCGTCTCGGTCGCCAACTCGACAAAATAGCCGGGTGCCGCCAGATCGACACCGCAATGCGCATCACCCAGCACCGCTGCGCAACCGGCTTGATACACACCGCCAACCGATTGACCGAACGCATCGGCCAGCCCCCGCAATTCGGCGGTAAAAGCGCCTTCGCCACGCGTGATGTCGCCCAGATGGCCGCGAAATTGCAGCACGCGCTGCCCCGGATCAACCCAGTTTACCAGCCAGATGCGGACTTCGGCGCTGTCATAGCGGCCCGCCATGATATCCGCCTCGCAGATCGCGTCCGACGCAAGCGCGCCAATCGCCTCGGAATTATCCACCGAAAGCCCGGTCGATTGCGCCAACGCTCTGGCTGTCATGCCACTGTCGGGCTGAAAGTCTATGCCGTCGAACACCAAGCATCTGTCGTGGTCGGTAAACCCGAGCGTCACGCCGTCTTGCCGCGTCACGGCCCATGCCCGGCACACCGTAGTTGCACCCGTTGCAAGATGCGCTTTCAAACCTTCTGGAAAGGCCATCAGACCCGCACCTCCACTACCGGCACCTGCGGCAGGTCGCCCGCTTGAAACGATGCGACCGAGACCAGAATTCGATCGGTGTCAAAGCGAACCGGCACGTCGAATTCGAAGCCTGCGGTCACCTGTGCCCCCTCTGGCGGCGCTGTTTCAAAGCTGACCAGACCGGTTTCAAGATCGACCGAAAAATCGACCGCCTCGGCCTTGTGATGCCCCTGCACGCCGACCTTCACAGTGCCCGACACCGGTTTGGTAATCGGCCTGGCGTAGGAATTCGCGCCCGAGACGTAAGTTTTCTGCAATTGAAACGCGCGCTTCACGCCATCGCCCGCCCCCAAGGGCTGGTCGTCATAGGCTACCGTTCGCGACGCCGGGCAGGATTTGTAGTCAGCCCAATCCTTCCAGCGAAAGCCGTGCACCTGGCCCTGGCGCGCCTCGAAAAACGCCAGCAATGCCTCGACGTCGTCAAGACTGCGAAGCCCCACCCCCGCGTCATAGTGGCGGCGCGAATGTGCCCAGGGCGTGTTGCGCTCTTCAAACCCGTTGGCCAGCGCCACGATCTCGGTGCGCCGCTCGGGCCCGCCGACCGAGCCGAAGCTCAGGTTGGCGGGAAATCGGATCTCGTGAAATGCCATGGACCTCTCCTCAGCGGTTGCGCTCGCCACGCGCCAGCACGCGGCTTAGTTGTGCGGCAATCTGACTTTGGCTGCGCGCGAACCCGGCGGTGTCGGGGGTGCTGATATTCATCACCACATTCACCGCCCGCCCGCCGCCCGAGGCCTGCACCCCCAGCCGTCCGTCGGCACCACGCGCCAGCGGCATGATCGCCTCTGGCCCCGCTTCGCCCATCAGCCCGCGCCCGCCACGCATCGCAAATGAAACCGGCTGCGAAACCACGCCACCACGGGCAAATGGCATCACCCGGCCCTGGGTAAACGCGCCACCATCGGCAAACGGAAACAGGCCGCTCAGCAGGCCGTTCATGCCACTGGCAATCGCGCCCCCGATAGCGTTTTGCACCGGCTTCCTCGCCGCCGCGTAAACGCTTTCGCTCATGCTCCGCGCCACCTCGCGCAAGGCATCCGACAATTTCATGCCGTCAAAGATCAGCCCGTCGAATGCGCGCCTCAGGCCGCGCCCGATCGACGTGCTCAGCGTGCCGACCTCGCGGCTGGTAAAGATCATGCTGTCCTGCATCTTGCCCAGTTCAGCGTTGAATGCCGCCGCCATGGCTTCGGCGCCGCCCAGGCTGCGCTCCAGCGCCGCGGCTTGTTGCCCAAGCCCGTCAAGCCCGTCCACCTCGATCATCATCCGATCCTTTCACCCGATCCGGCCATTTGGCCGCCAGTTCCTGCAGCCGCGCCCGGCTCAGGGGCGGCGTTGCCGCCGCCTCGCCCAGCATCAACACAAGCTCGGCGGGGGTCAGGCGCCAGAACTCGGCGGGTTGCAGACCCAGCCCGCGCATCCCCGCCCGCATCAATCCGGGCCAGTCGAGGCCGCTCATTTGGCACCCGGCACCGTGAAGGCGCGCGCCAGCAGCACCGCCGCCACCCGCGCCGCCTCGACCGGGCCACCGCCGATTTCCACCGTGCGCAAATCGGCGGCCTCGCCCTGCCAGCCGCCGCCCCGAAGGCCGGCGACCAGCAGCGCCAGCACGTCGCGCGTCGAAAACCGCCCCGCCTCGAACCGTTCCACCAGTTCGATCAGGCTGCCAGCCTCCAGCGCCGCTTCCAGTTCGGCCAGCGCGCCCAATGTCAGCTTGGCCACATGGCGGCGGCCATCCAGCCACACAGCCACCTCGCCCGCCCAGGGGTTCGCCATCACAGCGCCGTAAACAGCATCACGCCCGCCGAGGCCATGCTGACCTCATATGTCGCCTCGCCGCTATGCGTTCCTGCATAATCGATCGAGGTAATCATGAACGGCCCCTGCACGATGCCGAAGCCGGGAATGATCACCTGGAAATCGGGCACCTCGCCGTCAAAAAAGATTTGCCGCGCGCGCTCGTCGGTGTCGGCGTCCTTGAACACGCCGGACCCCGAGATCGAGGCCGATTTGACCCCGGCACCGGCCAGCAATTCACGCCAGCCGCCCTGGCTTTCAAGGCTGGTCACATCGACCGTTTCCGCGTTGAAGCTGATCCGCGTGGCGCGCAGCCCCGCGATGGTCTCGAATTGCCCGCTTCCGGTAAGGTCGAGCTTGATCAGAAGGTCCTTGCCGTTCTGTGCCGCCATGGTTTTTCTCCGATTGATGTCGCAAAGGCCCGCCGGTTACCCGGCATGACGGCCGCCAAAGTTGATCGTCAGACCTCGACCCGCGCCCGAAATGTCAGGTCGATCCGCCGCGTCTCGCCGCTTTCCACGCGCCGGGCGCGGGCGCGCAGGAACCAAAGCCCCACCAGCCGCCCCCGCGCCAGCAACAGCGAGGCCCCGACCAGTGTGTCTGAAACCGCTACGGCCACCGCCTTTGCCGCCTGAAACCCGGCAGCATCGGTGATGACCGAAACCACAAAGTCGTGCTCGGCCCCGTCACCGGTGGCATCCGAGGCATCGCGCACGTCTTCCGGGCCAAGGCTGACATAGGTGCCGGTCGTGGTGCCGGGCGGCACGGCATCGTAAATCGCGTCGCCCACCAGCGCGTCGAGCACGCTTGCGGCACGCAGCCGCTGATAGACCGCCGCCTGCAAGGCCTCTGCGGTTGCGTAGCTCATGCCACCACCTCCTCTTGCGCAAAGCAGGTCAGATAAAGCCCCGCCGGATCGCGTTCACTGACCGCCAGAATGCGGAAAACCCGCGTCCCGTCGCGAAGCCGCTGCTCGGGGCGCGGGCGGCTGGGGCTGCCCTGGGGCGCGGCGCGCACCGTGATGCGGTAGGGCACACTTGCCAGCGTGACGAATTCGCCCGCCCGCTCGCGCCCTGCCCCGGCCTTGACTTCGGCCCAGAGCGTGCCCAGCGCCACCCATGCCAGCGTAAACCCGCCCGCCCCGTCGGCCACCCGCTCGGGCGCTTCCAGCAGCAGCGCGCGGTTCAGGCGCGGCGCGTTCATGCCCGCCCCCCCAGCACGCGCACCGTGCGCCAGGGCTCGATCAGCGCCATCACCCCGAAGGGTATCGCCTGCGCCCCGCCGATGCCCTCGTGGCGCAATTCGTAATACTGCGCGGCCAGCAGAAATACCGCCTGCGCCAGATCGACCGGCAGATCGGCCCAGCCCGGCCCGAAGCCCGCCGTAAAGGCGACCTCGACCGCGCCGTCCAGCGGCACGCCGGGTAGACTGGCGCCCACCGCCTGCAACCGTGGGCGGCTCATGTCGCGCACCAGCCGATAGCGCGCGGGGTCAACCACCACCGCCGCCCCGGTCACGTCACGCAGCCGCACCTCGGCAATCGCGCTGACCGGCGCCACCGGCAAGGGTTGCGTCTGGGTGCCGCGCCAGGCCTCCAGCGTCAGCAGAAAATCGCGCGCCAGCAACACCTTGGCCGTGCGCCCCTCGATCGCGGCGATGGCCGCGCGCAGATAGGCCTCCAGCGCCGCATCTGCCGCGCCGACATCTGCAAAGCCGGTGCCCAACCGCAGATGAGCGCGGAATTCGGCCACCGGCAGGGCCTCGGCAGGCACCGCCGTTTCTTCGATCAGCATCATGGGAATTCTCCGGTTAACCTGCCCTCGGGTGGAAACGGGGCGCGGGCCGCCCCGCGTCGCTCGGACGGAGGGAGCAGCTAGACGACCGCGAGGCTTTGCGCCCGCGCCCCGGGGGGCGGTTTCCCGCCCCCCGCGCGCGCCGTTACGACGCGGCGAACTTCAGCAGCTTGATCGCGGCGAAATCGCTCACGTCGCCGCCCACGCGCTTCGAAGCGTAAAACAGCACGTGCGGCTTGGCCGAGAAGGGGTCACGCAGCACCCGCAGGTCAGGGCGTTCGGCAACCGTGTAGCCGTATTTGAAATCGCCGAACGCCACCGCATAGGTGCCCGAGGCGATGTCGGGCATGTCTTCGGCAATCAGCACCGGATAGCCCATCAGCCGCGCCGGTTCCCCCGCCTGCAGGCTGTCGCTCCACAGGAAGCGGCCATCGGCGTCCTTCATCTTGCGCACCGCGCCGGCGGTTTTCGAATTCATCACAAAGGCACCGTTGGCGCGGTATTCGGCGTCCAGCGCATAGACCAGGTCAACGATCGCATCCGACGCATTGGTGGTGGCAAAATCGCCATCATTGCCGGTGGCGACATAGCCCAGGCTGCCCCAGGCCCAAGACCCGTTTGCTACCTTGCCGTGGGTCAGAAAGCCTTTCGGCTTGTCGATACCGTCACCCGCCACAAAGGCCGCCGCTTCGGCGCG